AATGCGGTCGCTGGCGGATATAACTGCCGCCCCAGCTGCCGTCAGCCCCGTGTCTGTCGGCGCGTACTCCGCCACCGGGTCGCCGTTGGATTTGTTTAATAGGATCGTGTCCCCGCCGAGCCCGATATTGCTGCCGGATATATCGACCCCGGGCCCCTCGCCGGCGGAGATCACCGCCTGGGAAATGGAGGTCAGCAGCGGCTTGATCCGTTTGACCAGCGTGGTCAGCAATTGATCGAGATCAGCCATCCAGCAGCACTCCTATGTCCCACGGGCTCTGCTCGCCCCGCGGCGTCAGGGTCAGGATATCTCCTGCAGGAGAGTACTCCGCCTCCTCAATGAACATCATCGACGGATCTGCCAGCTTCGACGTGTCCAGCGATCCAGGGATCACATCCTTGAGCCTGGCGTACACCCCCACCGGGCACTGCTCCCTGCGCACCGGCGTGTCGAACGCATCCCGCAGCTCGCCCCGTTTGGTGATCAGGTACGGGTTGCTGCTGGTCGGCTCCTCATAGATCCTCAGCCGGCGGTTGATATCCACACTCGCCAGCATCCGGCGGTAATTCGAGGTCCCCATTTCGAGCAATTCCTGCAGCTCGAATAGGGCCGTGCCGTCCCCGTCCCGGAATTCCGATATTGAGAGACCGCTCGCCACCTCCAGATCCACGGCGCTGATAAATTCCCCGGCCGCCGTTGCGATCGTCGAGACCTGCGTGGCTGTATCAACCAGATTGGCGCCGGCATTGGCGTAATATCTCCAGCCGAGCATGTCATACCAGCCGCGCCCGCGCAGCGTCACCCCCGGCTCCCCGCCATCCGCCGGAGTGATGGTCGGGATCGGGTACTTTTTCTGCGCCAGGAGCATCGCCCGCGCCGCCTCGGCGTGCGCCTGGGCCGAGCCCGAGCTGGTGTAGAGCAGCTCTTTTACCCCATATTCCGCCGACGAATCAGTGTCCTCCAGCCAGCCCGTGGTCTGCCTTCCGGCGTCGGATGTGTAAGCCACCGCGATCCGGTTGTACATCGAATCGATGGTAACTCCCACGGTCCAGGCCGGCAGCGTCAGCTCGACCTCGGCGATGTAGCCCCACCAGACCGCATCCCCCCGCGTGGAGTAGAGGATCAGCGGGCATCTCAGCCGCTCGATCATCTCCCACAGGTCGTTTTCATCCTCGGCTTTCACAGTTACCTCGGCGCGTTTCGGCCCGCCGAACACCGACCAGCTATATCGCTGGACCGTGTACCGCACTGGCAGCGTCTGCAGCTCATCCGAAAATGCCCTGGATTGGATGTGGACCGTTGTCATACCGTCAACCTCCGTGGACGGTAGAAAATCTTTATGCTGAGTGTCCGGTAGATCGTGGCGCCGCTGGTCATGTTCATGTGCAGAAAATATAATCTTTGCAGCTTGCCCGGGTATAGCAGGATCGGCTCGCCATAGCCAACGTAATGGCCGGTCTTTCCCGCCGGCGTCCAGCCGTCTGTGTAGAGATAGCCGTCGATCGCGTCATCCACAACTCGGGTCTGATAATCCAATCCATACCCTTTTTGAATCAACTTGCGCCATCCATCCAGGGGCGTCAGCTGCAGATAATCCAGGCCGAATGAATGCGAGCCCGCAGAACCGATCTTGGCGCTCATCACCAGATCCAGCGGATACAGATCCCCGGCGCCCAGCAGGTAGGGCGGCAAGCGCAGAGAGATGAGCTCCTGCAACGATCCAGCCCCAACCAACGTGAGCGGACCCTCCCAGAGCGTGGTCAGTGTAAACTTAACTTTGAACCGCATCCACAACCCCGATGGGATCGCCCCGGTGAACATCCCTATGATCCGCACATACCGCCCGGCCAGCTGGTTCAGCAGTTCCGTGGATAGCTCCCAGGTCAACAGATCGGTCTCGGCCGTGTCGCTCCAGTCGCACTTTTTGTACTGGTTCCCGGATAGCGAGTAGCTGTCTGTTGTGGTCTCCCCGCTGGCGTCCTCGGCCTCAAGGATGTGGCTGAAGTTTCCCGGATCCGATTCGACATTATGCCCGATCCAGATCGGACCTGCCCGGCTGGCCGAATTGTAATTGTTGGTGATCTCCAGCCTGGCCGCCGCCGGCAAATCCCCCTCCACGACCGCCGCGGCGATCTCGGCGTAGTTGCAGACCGGACCGTCGATGCCGACGTAATTCCCGGCCGCCTCATCGACGACCGTCTCCGCCACCACAAAATATCCGGCGTGCCCGCCGTCGGTGATCGTATAGGTCCCGTCGTTTGAGCTCGATCCCTCGATCTCGACCGTCATCCCGGCCAGGAAATCCACCAGGCCGTTGCCCGAATCGAGGATCTTCTTGGTCGCCGCTTCGAAGGAAATCGTATTGCTGGATCGGTGGATTCGCGGGTTATACACAGTCAGCCCGCTGGTGTTGCCGCTCGCCAGGGAGTTGCTGAGCGGGATTTGAGTCTCCGGCCCCTCCCAGTACGGCGCCCGCTCGATGATCAGGCTGGCCAGAGCTATATAACCCCGCCAGCGCCGGGTCAGCCCGGCGTCCAGGTGCAGTTCGCCGTCGGTGATCCGCGAGCGCCAGGCGTCCAGGCTCTCATCTACCGCGAAATTGAGATAAACTCCGTTTGGGCCGGTTTTGTGATTCCGCGCCCACTCGAACGCCCGGTTGATCGCCCGAATTTTCTCCGCCAGATCCGCGTGCGAGCTGCCGCGGATGATCAGGTCCACCTGGTCCGAGATCGGCTCATCCAGAGATGCCGGCGTATCCGGGTAGAAACCGTCCCGCACGGCATAGGCGATCCGGTCGTTGAGATCGATTGCTGTCGATTCGTAGGTGATGGTCAGTTTCAGGCTCATCTCGCCCTCTGGATTTCCTGGCCGATCAGCCGCGCCAGCCGGCGCATGTCCATATCCCGCGTGAGCGTCGCCTGGATCGTGATGTTCACCGGCGCCGGCTGCATTCCTGCGCCGGCCCCTGCCCCGGCCACGGTCAACCCACCCGTGGATATCCCCGCGGTCATCCCGCTGATCGACCGGCCGATATCCCGTTCGATCTGGCGGAATGAATCCGCGAATCCTACGCCCAGCCCCAATGCCATGTTTTGGCCCATATCAAAAAATACTTGTGAGCGGGAGTGAATACCTAATAATTTCTTGATAGCATCGATAACCCCGCCGAAAAAGCCGAAAATCTGATCCACCAGCCAGTCGGCGCTGTTGGAGATACCCTCCCAGATACCCAGCACGATATTTTTCCCGACTTCGAGCAGTTTGCTGGCCAGATTGACAATCCCTGTCGCCAGCGCGGTGATGATGTCCCCGGCCGCCTCGCCAAGTTGTGGCAGCATCTCTCCAATTCCAGTGATCAGCGCCAGCACCAGCTCCACCGCCGCCTCCCCGATCATCGGCAGCATCTCGATAATCGCGTCGATCAGCGCCGTGATCAGCTGCGGCACCGCTTCGATCAGCGTGGGAATGGCCGTGATCAGCCCCTGCACCAGCGCCAGGATGATCTGCAGCGCCGCGTCCAGCAGCAGCGGCAGATTTTCGATCAGGGTCTGGATGATCTTGGGGATGATCTCGATGATCGCCGGGATCAATTGCGGCAGCGCCTGGGCGATCCCCAGCGCCAGGGTAATGATCAGTTTCAGCCCCGCGTCCAGGAGCATGGGCAGCTGAGTGACGATCCCGTTCACCAGCGCCAGTAGGAGCTGCAATCCAGCCTGTAGCAGCATCGGGGCCATCTGGATCAGAAAACCGACCAATGTCTGCAGGATCAATACCACGCCCGGGATCAACGCTGGCAGCGCCGTCAAAATCGCGTTGAGCAAGCCGCGGATCAGCTCCAACCCGGCCTGCATAATCTCCGGCGCCCGCCCGGCGATGCTGGTGATGAGCCGCCCGAGCAAACCTCCCAACCCGCTGGCCATCTTGCCCAGATCCCCTCCTGAGCCTGTCACGATTCCGGCCAGATCCTTCATATAGCCCTGGGCGCCGCCGACCAGCCCCTCCAGCCCGGGCAGAAACGCCGCGGCGATCGTCCCCGCCGTTCCCTTGAGCCCCGCTTTCATCCCGGCCAGCTGATCCCCGAATGACTCGAGCGCGTTGACGTCCTCCTCCTCCATGACCGCCCCTATCGCATGAGCTTCTTCCGTCATCCTGGCCAGCTCATCCGCTCCAGTTTTGATCAGCGGGTTGAGCTCCATAGCCGAGCGCCCGAAGATTTCCATCGCCAGAGCGTCACGCTCTGTTTCGTTCTGGATTCCACCGAGAGCGGTGATCGCCTCGTTGAAAACATCCTCCGAATCCCGTAGATTGCCGGCGCTATCATAGATATCCACGCCAAGCGCCTTGAACGCCTCTCCGGCCTCTCCCGTGCCATCTTTGGCGTTTCCCATTTGGCGGGTCATCCGCGCCAGGCTGCCGGCGATCGTTTCCGTGGAAACGCCGATCTGATCGCCGACGTACTGCAGCTCCTGCAGCCGGGTCGTGTTGATGCCGGTCACGTTGGACAGATCCACCAGCTCGCCGGCCGTGTTGGTCGCGGAAAGGATCAATTTGGCCAGCCCTGCCACCGCCGCGGCCGTCGCAGCGGCCAGACCCACAACCGCCGCCGTGCCGATTTTCAACCCGGTAGACAGGGTGCGCATCGCCCCGTCCATTCGCCCGGCGGATTTGGCCGCCTCGTCCTGTTTTTTGTCTAATTTATCGACCTGGACCGCCGCGTCGCCGCTCTCGTCCCCCATTTTATCCAGCGCAGACTGAGATTGTCTCAGCTCAGCCTCCATTTTGCCGAGCGCCTCGGTCTCTTTATTCAGTTTGATCTGCAGCTCCTGCGCCGCCCGGCTGGTCTTTCCCTTCTCGGCTGCCACCCGTTCGTACTCTGCCCGGACCGCTTCCACCTTCCGTTTCTGCAGGTCGATCTGGCTGTTGAGCGCCTTAATGCGCATCTCCAGGCCGTCCGCGCTCTTAGCCCAGTCCCCCAGGCTGGCCGCGGATGCCCGGAATCCCGATTCCACCACGCGGATCTCGCGTTGGATCGAAACGAGCTGGCTCTTGAAATCGGTGGTGTCCAGCCCCAGTTTGGATTTGAGCGCATCATCGGCCATACGACACTCCTACAACCAACCAACCTGATCACACGACTTTTTGATTTTTGGCCGCCCGCCGCCTCCATTGAACCGGCTAATGAACGGCAGCAGCGATTCGATGCTGGTGCCGTCGATATCCCGCAGCGACCATCCCCATGCCTTGACCAGCGCGATCTCCATATCGATCAGCGCGTCTCCCATGTCCTCGGGATTGCTCAGATCCGGGGTTACTGCCCCGGCCGCGGAGGGTTTGCGGTCATCAGGTTCCTGGCGCGGTTAACAATCGTGATGATCACGGTCAGCATTTCATCGATATCGGCGCCCCGGTTCAGGTCCTCGACCGAAAACTGGTTACCGAACGCCTCGACCACCAGCGCGGCCAGTTCATCGGTCAGCTCGTCCGGGATTTCGGCGGGATTGTTCAGCTTTTCCGTGTCCAAATTTTTGAACAGCCGGATAGCAGCCTTGAGCACGCCCCAGGGGACGAATAACCGCGTGTATTCTTTGAAATCGTTTGCTTCGTCGTAAAGCCGAATCGATATCGGCGCCGTGATTCGCTCTGCCATAGGTCATCCTTTCTTCCCCTAACCCCTCTCCCTCCCGGGAAAGGGGTCAGGGGTGAGGGTCAAACATTACGCCGTGGTGAAGTTCACCACCCCGGCCAGCGATTGGCCGTAGATATCGGTCACCGCGTACACCAGGATGTAACTGGTCGATGCGCTCAGATCGGAATTGGGATCCACTGAGACGATCTTCCTGGTCGCATCCAGGCTGACCGCCGAGGCAACCGGAGTACCATCGTCTTCGAACAGCGTCACGTGGTTGACCGCCGACGCCGGCAGCATGTTGTTGAAGGTAAGCGTGCAGGTCTTGCTGACCGCCACGCCGGTAGCGCCATCCAATGGATCGGACGTCGAGAGCGCCAGCGCGCTCGGAGCCACGACGCCGGGTACCTGTACCTGGGTGAACCAGCTTGTCGCTGAGAAGGAGTCGGTGTCCTCATCGCCCCAGACTCGTTTGACCGAGTCGGTGATCGACCCGCCGAGATCGAACTTGTGCGTGGTCTTGATAGCGGTGATCATCAGCTCTTTCGCCTTGAAATCGGGGGTATCGGTCTTGGTAACCGCTTCCTCTTTCGGCACCGCAAATTTGCATTTCAGGAACCAGTAGTAGCGGTACTTGCCATTCGATTTCAGACTGCGAAAGCCCAGCGCGAAATAGGGCGGGATGCCCTCCTGCTCATAGATTCGCCCGGTGGTTGCATCGAACACTTGGCCGGTGACCTTGGCGTACATCTCCGCCGGCAGGTTGGTGATGATCGCCGTGATCTTGGTCTCCCCGACCGAATCCATCGAGTCGTACGGCTGGTTATCCGCGTACTGGGTCTCCGAGTTGACCGTCGGCTCCAGCCGCAGCTCGGCCAGCGGCGCCAGCCAGGCCGGCGTATCGCAGGTAAACGCTGCCGCTGTGTCGGTCAGCACCTCGGCCACGTAGAGCTGATCTACGCCAACGAACGATTTATATTCATCTTGATTCATAGGATTCTCCTTCCTATTCAACGTACACAAAATCCATTGCATACCCGAAATGACGGGTATCCGGGTTATAGGGCAGCTCGCGGGCCGCGCCCGGCGTGAACCCGGCCGCGGTCATCGCGCCGCGGATATCCGGCATGTTGGTCAGGCCTGCGCGGTTGTAGTAGCTGACCTGCATGGTGTGGCTGCGCTGCTGCTCGAGGTTGTCGGCATGCAGTTCCGGCGCCGAGCTGACCTCGAAATACACCAGGTATTCATCCGGACGCTCGGCCTCTGTGGCCATGATCAGCGCGCTGGCTGCCATTGGCAGCCCCAGACCGCTCAGCGCGTTTTTGGTCCGCTCCCAGATCGTCATAGCAGACCGTCCTGTTCGAGCGATTCGCGCATCGCCTTGCGGATCTTGCCGGCGTCCTCGGCCATCGTCGGCCGGATGTAGGGCTGGGCGGCCATGCTCGAGGTCCCGTACTCCTGGGCGTTGCCGTAGCGCGCCGTGTCCGCGTCCGCGTCGATCACGCCGATCTCCACATAGTGATAGTTGCCGTCCTGCTTGACCTCTGTCGCCCGGATATGGCGCTCCAGGTTGTGGGTGTCCTTCGGCACCCGCCGGACCATCCCGGCCCTGGCTACCTGAGATCCAGCCGCAAGAGCCCGCTGAGCAGCGGCGTCCACGTCCTGTCCGACCTCGGCGATCCGCTCGAGCAACTCCTCGAAGCCTTTGGTGGAGATTGTTACCCGGGTAGCCATTATCCTGACCTCATTCTGCGCACCTTGAGCTCAAGCAGCTCATGCCGCTCGCGGATATCGTCGATCGAGACAATCTCCCACAGCTTGCCGTCCTTTTCGACCGCGCAGGTTGTGTCGATGCCTGCCCGGTAGCGGATGGTCACCGTCGCCGCTGCCTCCGCCCCGGCTGAGTTTGCCGTCCAGGCTTCGTTGCCGTGCGCGTTAATCCATCTGGCGTACACGCTGGCGATTGTGGTCCAGGTGGGCGTTTGAAATCCGCCCGTTTCCGCGGAAACGGTGCGCTTTTTCAGCGTCACCGGGGTGCGCAGCTCGCCGGGGTTGAAGGGTTTTTCGTTGATCTTCATAGCTCACCCGGCGAAACGATATATGCCCGGAACCATGTTTCGGTCAGATCCTCGCTCGAGAGCTGTTTGATGTAGTCATCCATGCTGATCACTGCCTCGAAACGCGCGGACTGGTCTCCGCTCAGTCCGATGATCCCGATCAGGCTCTGGACGGTGTCGCCCTCCCTGACGCCTGGCAGATAGACGTATCCGGCGCCGGATCCGCCCTCGAAGTTTTTGTAGCGCAGCGCCAGCGACTCGAGCTGGACCAGCGCGGCGGTCAGGCCGTGATTAAGGGCGGTGACCCCTGATGCTGTCATGGCCGGGTTTTCATACCACATGACCAGCAGCATCCGGGCCGCCGATTTTGCCTCAGAGATGACCGGAGTGTCCGCGGCCCAGTCGTGGCCGGTCGCCTGACGGATATAGGCGTCCACCTGCGGCAGTAGAGCCAGCATGGCCGGGTCATCTACCGCACAGCGCAGGGCAGCAGCGGCCTCAGCCGCAGTCAGGATGTTAGCCACAGGTGGACCTCCCTCTCATCCGAGCAGGATCGCGATATGCTCGCTCTTGACCGCGGCAGCGCCCCAGGTGGCGGCTACTTCGTAGGCCACCCGGCGGTACTGCGGATAGATGCGCACCTCGAACGACAGACCGGAGACAGGATCGGTGATAATCATCGCATCTGCGGCCAGATCGCCCTCGTCCGGGACGGCCGGCGGGCGCACCGCCAGCCAGATCGCGTTGCGGTCGAAGCCGAAGTTGCCGGTGTAGGCAGCCGCGATCGAGACCGGGTCGTTATTGACCCAGGCGACCTGGAGACCGGGTTTGGCGATGACGATGTCCTTGTCACCATCGCCGGCTGCCCCGGTCGCAACCACATATTTGTTGGAATCCCGGCCGGTTTTCGTGTTGGTCAGGATGTCGCCGGCGACGAGCGCGCCCGTGCCGGTGTCGAGGTGGATGGTGGTAGATTTTGCGGCATACCCTGCCGTGAGGTCAACCTGATAACCCGATGCGGCGCCGGGAGTGTGCGCGACGATTTTGCCGGACTGGTGTACATAGAAACCCTCCAGCTCGGTCATGATCCCGCGGCGCAGCAGCTCCGGCCCGCTGTTGAACAGATTCGCCTGCTTGGCGCGGAGATTCGCCATCGCCGCGTTGGACAGCACCAGGTGACGGTCGCTTGTCGGGGCGCCGTTGTCATCCAGGATCTTGGCCAGGAAGGCCAGGTCGCTCATATCCGCCGCGGTAGCGAACGGGGTCGAACCCGGCGTGCCATAGGCCCGCGAGGCGCCCTCTTTCGCCGCCGTGAACAGGTCGGCCTCGATTTCGTTGACCAACGTCCGCATGGCCTGGGCAAACTTGCCCTGGATCAGCATCTGCCGCGAGCCGCTGGTTTGCAGCCCCAGCAGCTCCTCTCCGGTCAGGTAGAACGAGGCGCTGCGGCTTTTGCTGATCGTGATGGTAGCGGCTGCTTCGTTGATATCTGACGGGGATGGACCATAGGCCGCAGGGGTGGTGTTGCCGGCCGTTACCTCGGAGGCCGCGAGAAAATTAACCGACTGGCCGACCGCCGCCCGCTCGGCGGTATCGTAATCGGCCAGGACGGCCGGGATGAACCCGACCAGCTCGCGCGATACGACGTCCAGCGCGCGGTAAATGATGGACATAAGTCCGGTGAGAGTATTAGCCATTTTACTTTACCCTTTCTCCAAAACGAGATGAATGATTGCAGTGCAGCGGACCGCCCGCTGCTACTCCTCGTCGATGATCTTGCCGTCCGCCAGCATGAAAGACATTTTATCCGCCGCGGACAGCGCCTCGAATTCCGCCCGGGTCAGCGACTTGGCCAGCTCGCCGGTCGCCGATTTCACCGGGACGAACTTGCGCGCAGCCGCGTCCGCATCGACCGCGTCGGCGTCGCGCGCGCTGATGTACAGCCGGTTAGCTTCGTCGGCCTCGCGCTTCGCCTCGTCCAGCGCCGGGCGCAGCTCCAGGGCTTTCTGTTTGCCGTCCTCTGTACCCAACTCAAAGGCATCCAGCATCTCCTGTTGGATCTGCCGGACCTTCTCTTCGGCCGCTCGGGCCGCGTCATAAAGGGGTTTGAGATTCGTCATGCAGTTAACCTCCGTGGTCCAAAAATTTCGAGATAGTCGCGCAGCCTGCGCGCCTCGGATTCGACCTGGCTCTCGACCTCGGTATCCTCGGGTTGCCCCTCTGTGCCCTCGGTCTCCGCCGTCTCTGCAGCAGATTCGACCGCGCCGCTGGTCTCGGTCTTCTCTGATACATCCTCAGTATTTTCCTCGCACGGCTCGCTATCCGCCGGCGTGGTCTCCCCGTCCGGCTCGGCCTCCAGGCTGGCCAGCAGCTCGGGCGGGACCTTTGCATAATCCCGCAGACAGTTCAGCACCGCTACGTTCTGCAATCCCTGGAATATTTTGCTCGGCGCCGTGATCACTTCGTCCACAAATCCCAGCTCCAGGGCTTCCTGGGCGGTCATCCAGGTCTCATCGCTCATCATTTTGGCCAGCGTATCTGCGTTCAGGGCGGTCTTGCTCTGGTAGGCCTCGATGATGCCCTGTTTGACCGTCTTGAGTAGATCGATCGCCGCTTTCAGCTCCTCCACACCGCCCAGGGCGATGGTCCACGGGTCGTGAATCATCATGAATGCCGAATCCTGCATCTTGACCACGTCCCCCGCCGTGGCCACGTAGGTCGCCGCGGAGGCGCACAGCCCGTCGATCCGCGTGGTCACCCGCCCCGGGTAGTCCATGATCATCGCCCGGATCGCGCTGGCTGCAAACACATCCCCGCCGCCCGAGTGGATCCGGATGGTTACCGGACCGCCCCTGCCGATCTCATTCAGGTCGCGTTTGAACAGCTGCGGGGTGATATCGTCATCGAGCCAGCTGTACTCGCTGATGTAGCCGTAGAACTCGATCTCCGGCTCGCCGCTCTCTGAGCTCTCGGCATCGATCACTCGCCAGAACGGGGTGTAGGGCTGCGCATCGCCCTCAAATATGCGCAGGGGTTTTTTTGTCATAGGTCACCTCGTATTTCGGAAAAATTCTCGTCAGCGGCCCGCTCATCACCCGCAGCCGCTCGACATGCGGGAGCAATTTCAGCCCTTCCTCGATCCACGGCCGCAGGTGGTGGTCGAGCGGGTAGTGGAAAACCGGCGCATCGTGGCTGTAGGGGTGGCAGTAGACCACCTCGCCCTGGTAGCAGTCCATCCCGCACAGGATCACCGGGTCGCAGCCCAGCCAGAGCGCGAACCAGGCTGCGGTATTACTGGAGTAATGCCCGGTCCAGACCGGCACATCGAATTCAATTTCCGACGTTGGATCGGGCGAGACCAGCACAGCTTTGGGCAGCCGCACCGCGTCTCGCAGCGCCGGGTCGCTATCCGGATGGTCGTTGTACACCATGTAATCCGCCCGGGTGAGGTGGAAGGCGTGATAGTTGACGGCGATCATCACGCAGTTTGCCGGCAGTTTGACCAAATCTGCGGGCAGGCTTGGACCTCCTCCAAGCACCGCGGCCGGCCGCCCGGCGAAGCAATCGCGCAACTCACTCATTTTGAGTTTCACGGTTCGCCTCCTTGCTCTGGTCGCCGTACTCCAGCGAGCCGTCCGTAAGCACCCTGGCCATGTTGGAGGGGATATAGTAAGCGTCGCCGCCCTCGTATGGGCTGAGGTCCTCGATCTGACGCGCCTCATTGGGAGAGAGCTGCCCGGAAAGGATTTTGTCTTTGAGATACTTCGAGCGGGTCTCCGGGTTGGTCCGCAGCAGGGCGTCCCGGATAAAGCGAAGGTAGGTATAGCCCTGCTCTTCCTGGCGCAGCCAGCGCAGGCGCGCGGCCTGCTCCCACTGGACCAGGTAGCTGTTAAGCGTGGTCGAGAGATAGTCCAGCTGCTGTTGAATGTTGCTCTCGTAGCTCTGTTTGCCCATGTTGAGCTTGTGCAGCGGCAGCCCAAAAAAATTCGCAATCTCAGCGTCGGTCGCCTGAATCGTTTCCAGGAACTGCGCGTCCGCTGGCGAGATCGATATGGTCTCGAATTTTGTCACCTTGTTGTCAAATACGGCCACGCCGCCGGTGTTTTCGGATCCACGCACAGCAGCCAGGTACGCATCCCGCACCTTTTGTCTGGCTTCCGAGTTGGCCTCGCCGGCGATGTACAGCGCCGCGGTTGGATTAAGCCCCTGGGAGTGGATCCGGTTTTGCGTGTCCTTCGCCCCGAGCTGCCGCCCGAGCGTCTCGCGCGCGTAGGTCAGCACAGATTTACCCGAGAGCCCGTCCGTGGAATTGATCATCAGGTGCAGCACCTCCACGGAGGGCAGATCCTGGATATCCCCGTTTGGGAACTGCGTCCGGTACCATTTATTCCCGTCCTGGTCAAACCCGGGCGTGGTGCGGTCCGCATCCAGGATGTACCACTCGCGGTATGGCCCGGCCGGCTCCCAGATGTAGGCGTTGCCGTAGTAAAGCAGCCATAACACGACTGTCTTTTTGAAAACAAACGGAGTCATCCAGCGGTTTGGTTCGATCTCTATCAGATAGGCGGTGTTGCGCATGACAGGGTCGGGCTGAACCTGGATGATCTGGCGGCCGATCCGCTGGAAAACCTGGAACGGCAGGCTGGCGATATCGTCGCTGATGATATTGCCGCAGCGGTAGGCCGTCGCGATCGACTTGGCCGTTTCCGCGGAAACGCGCTTGCCCGCTATGGTCGATTGGCCCCAGCGGTAGATATATTCAGGCCGGGTGTCAGGCTCGAACGGCGCCGGCGGTGGTTCCTGTGCGTTAAAAAGTTTGCGGATCGAATCTAACAAACCCATGCTCACATGCCCCATTCATCCGAAAGAATATGATCGCTGATATCCTGGCACGCCTCGCGCAGGGCTGGCAACCGTACCATCGCGTTGATCACCGCCGCCAGCAGGTCGATCCGTTTGGTGTCGCCGGCATTCTTTTTCGACAGCTTGATATTCTCATTGTTATCCTGCTCGATTACCGCGTTGGCCAGGCACCAGGTCAGCGCTGGCGAACCATCGTGTACGATTCGCCGCTGTGCGATAAGATCCCTGAATAATTTGGTCGGCTCACTCAACGTCCGCACACCCTGACGGATCTCCACGCAGGTGTAGCCCTGATCGCCCAGCTCGGTGGCGAAATGGGTTGCATTGTACGGATCGAAGCAAATCTCATGGACCACCCACTCGTGATTGAGCTCGCAGTCGTGGATGTGAGTTTCGACCATGTGATAATCGGTCACGTTGCCGGGCGTCGCAGTGATCCATCCCCCGTTCGCCCAGTGTCTGTATTCGACCCGGTCAGTTTTTTCGTGCCGTGCTATCGTCTCGATGGGCATAAACCCATGCGCGCAGACCGCTACCCGACCATCCCCAAGATCAAATATGAATCCATCCGCTGTCAAATCGATCTTTTTTGATAGGTCCAGCCCCACGATGGTCTGCTTTCCGCGGGTCAGCTCGATAAATTCCTCACGCGATACAGCCAGCTCGTTCCAGACCGGCAGTAGATCGCCGATATAACTGTTTTCGGCGCCCTGTCCCCAGATGTTGAGTAGCTTCACCCGGAAGTTGCGGATCTTGACCGGGTCCTGGCTGCCATACGCCTCGTCATGCTGCTCGCGCAGCTTGGCCAGCCCTGCCGGCGTCGCCGCACGCAGCGGGTTGGCCTTGATCCACACCGCCGGATCGTGTTCGTCATCATCCGGGTCCAGTTGGCGGATGATCACAAAATAGCGGTCATTTGTAATCACCCCGCTCAGGATCTGCTTGCAATATTCATACTCCCTGTAGCAGGGATTTTGCTCGGTGTCGAACCCGGCTGTGGTGATGATCACCATCAGCGCCTGCGCCCGTTGGCCCCAGGCAGACCACAGCAGGTCGTAGATTTCCGATGTCGGATGCGCGTGGTACTCATCGATGATCGCTCCGCTCGGGTTCAAACCATCCTTGTTCTTGGTGTCCTTGCTGAGCGCGCGCATCTGGCCGCCGCGGGTCATATGCCCGATCTCGTAATCGCGGATCTTCAAGCGCTTGCGGATATCCGGGCTTTTCTGCGCCATCGCCTTCGCGGCCCGGTAGATGATCCGCGCCTGCTCTTTATCCACGGCCGCGCAGTACACCGCCGGGCTTTCCTCGCCATCCCCGGCCATGAGGTACAGCCCCACCCCTGCTAGGATAGTGCTCTTGCCGTTTTTACGTGCCTCTTGGATGTAGGCTTTCTCAAACCGGCGCAGCCCGGTCTCGCGGTGCACCCACCCGAAGATGCAGCCGAGGTCGAACTGCTGGAAGGGCAGCAGCTCGATCGGCTTACCGGCCAGCGGTCCCTCGACGTGGTGACAGTAGCGGAACCAGGTGTAGATGCGATTCGCCCGGGTTTCGTCAAACACCCAGGGGAAATCGTCCGAGCCCTGACGCGCGAGGTCATCGAGGTGCCGCTGGCACGCCAGGCGTTCCGTCTGCCCGGCTACCCGCCGCCCCTCGACCACGTCGAGCGCGTACTGCGTGCAGGGATGGACCGCGCTCATCCGTCAAACTCCTGTGAGAACGCGTCCGGCCCCTCGTCGGAGATCCGCTTGGCCAGCCGCGCACGGGCAGCCGGGCTGAGCCCGAGCTTGTCAGCATAGGCTGCCACGATTCGCGCCCAACTCTGAGCTGTCTTGATCACCTCTTCAGCGCCGACCCGCGTGCCGTCCTCGCGCTCGATCACCATGCCCCGCGAGAATTGGCGGTAGCGCGCAACCGCGTCGCAGTAGATCGCCAGCATCTCAACATCCAGGTTATCGAGCAGCTCCAACCCGCGCGTCTGCCTGAGGACGCGGTACCAGACCTTGCGTGCGTCCTGATTCAGCCAGGCCGGCACCCGTAGGATAACCCGCCCCTGGCGCTTCAGACCATCGGCCGCCGCCTGGCGCGATTCGACCTCGGCTTTCGTCCAGTGTTTCCCTCTGGACTTTTTTCCGACGGCCATCTGATCAGGGGAGACGTGTGGGGTAGGCATCGCTTATCCGTTTTTGATCGGGGACATTTTCTCACGCCGAAGGTCACCCACGCTCGACAACCCTCCATCCAAAACTTTTTCAGCACCCCTCCCGTTGACCTCATTCGCAGTCATTTTGCTATGGCAGGAGTGGCAGAGTGATTCGAGCTCGGATGTCATGAACACAATCGGATCGCCCCGATGCGGCAGGACATGATGTACATCCGTCGCAGGGACGTACATCCCGCCGCGCAGGCAGCGCTCGCACCACGGATGCGCCGCCAGGTGAGCCGCGCGCCGGCGCTGCCAGCGCCGATCATACAACCGCTGGACCGCCGGGTCGCGTTTGAACTCCCTCTCGCTCTGATGCAGCTCGCAGCGACCGTGCTTCACCAGCCGATTGCAGCCGGGGTATGTGCAGAGTCGTAGTGCAGCGTTTGGCATCAGGCTGTCTCCATATACGTCTTGCCCGCGTAGCGGACCGCCGCCCACTGACCCGGCTCGATCTCTACCCACACGTCAGACCCACCCACGCCTAAAACGTTGACCAGCTCGCCCGCGCGCAGCTGGCCGACTTTCTCGAAGCTGGTACCCGGCCCCCTGCGGACCACCTGCCCCTCGACCAGCGCCTGCATGCGCAGCGGCTCTCCCACAGGCAGTGGCACGGATGCCGGCGGCTCGACCGGCTCCAGCTCCGGCAGCCCGAACTGCGTGCGCATATCCTCAACTGTGCCGTTGTAATAATCGCCATCCAGGTCGAGGCTTTCGGCGCCCCAGTCTGGTCCGTGGAGTTTGAACGTGTACTGGTGGAAGGTCCACCGCTCCCACGGCGCCGGCACCTCAACCGCTCCGGAGATATCGCACAGCCACAGGTAGAACTGTTTCCAATATGGAGCCGTGGATCCGTTTGGCACCCAGAACGACTTCGCCGTGTAGATCCCCATAGGCAGCGGCGCCGACAAATAGCGCAGCCGCTCGGTGAAGTTATAGAGGATGTCCATCGCATTGCCGGGCGTGGTTTTCCACCACTCGAAATCGACGGTTAGAGGCAATAATGCAAATGTGTCTTTCTCGAGCAGCGACCAGAACACCTCAGCCTGTCTCCGTGGAGATACGTCCCAGGTCAGGAAATGGTAAGGCAGCCGATATAACCAGCGCCGGCAGTTAGCCCAATTCTGGGCATAATCCGGATCAGCCCAGCTCGCCTGGCCGACCTTGATCCCAACAAACGACGCGCCGCGCTGCCTCGCCCTGACCGGATCGAACATCTGCGGCGTGGAGTTGTTATCCTGCCAGACGCTGATATCAACGCCCTGAGCGTTCATCGACCTCCACCTCTGCCTCCGGGCTCCACTCGTCCGGTGTCCAGCATGGGTCATCCCCGTTGGTTGTGATCTGGTGGGTCAGCTTTTCGATCCCGGCCATGAGGTATACCACCCGCTGTGCATAACGCCCCAATTGTTTTTTAAGGACTTTTACCTCGTCCTCGAGCGCCTGTACCCGTTCTGTGAGTTTGTTGACCATCTCACCGGCTGCCTCGGTGATGATCTTTGCCGCCTCGGCCTTCATCCTTTGCCGGGCGAATATCACATCGATAATTTTCGTGATCACGCCGCCTCCCACGGCGGCCAGGAAGATTTCGGCGATGTCCATGGGATTACGGCCCGGTAGGCGGCTCTTTGATCGGCAGCAGCGGTCCAAACAATTTTTTAGCGGTCTCGACGATTCTCGCGCCGAGGGTAGTCACAACTGCCAGCCAGGATAGCCAGCTTACTCCGTCACCCACCAGCCCGCTGTACTGCGGCCCAAGCAGATCCACAGAAATCAGATGCACCGCGAAAACGAAAACCAGCCAGGCGATCACGAATGGCAGAACCATTGAACGGTAAAAATCAGCCAGCTGGCGCCATTTAAACTGTTTTTCGCGGATCGCCAGCGCGACTGCCAGGGCCACCTGCAGGATGATCAACCCGAGCAGCGTGGTGAGCTGTTTCAGCAGCACCGGCGTGATCAGGCCGGCGAGGATATCCCCCGGCGGCGATTCCTGCGCCTCCGGCTGCGCGAACACAGGGAATGTTGCCAGCAGGATGACGAATGTCGCCAGGACGATCGATCCAAAAACAGATTTGAGTTTCATGTCAGCCTCCCAAAACAAAAACCGGAGCTCTCTCCAGACCTGAAAACAACGTCTCAGGTCCAGAGGGAGCCCCGGCTGGTCGTGCCAGCGCCCGACGGGCTGTTCTATTGTTCTAGTATATCATAAAAATTAGAACATTACATTAATTTTCCTGAGTTCTCCGTCTGCGCACGTCCTCGCTCTCGCGCTTATCGATGTAGGCCAGCTCGCCATTCTTGACGGTCAGGATAACCTCTCCGTGGCGCTTCTCATACAGGTCCCTGAGCTTCCGAGCGATGGCCAGCAACTGGTCGAGGTCCAACACCTGCAGCACCTCGCGCAGTTTCTGGGCGTCGTCGATGTGGATATCCTGTTTCATCATGGTTAGCATTATACCTGCCTGGCTCTCATGACCGCCGCCCGCGCCCGGCGGATCAGATCCACAGGGAGTGCGACGCAGACCGGTTTGACCGGCCGGCAATCCCCGTCGATGTAGTCCGCCCGCTCCAGGATCGCCTGCAGCGACTCGAGCAGCTCCGCCGCCGCGGACGGATTGACCCGGGCAGGTGAGTGCTCCACCTGGACCGTCTCCAGTTCCGCCCCGCAGCGCGGGCAGAACTGCCAGTTATCCTGAGTTTTACACTCGAAACATCGTGGGCAGCGTTTCATCTCGTATCTCCAATCACCCGCTCCGGCTCCGGCTCCGGTTGCATCTGCGCCCGGATCTGCTCCCAGCTTACCCCCTCGAGGATCAGCGCCACCGCCGGCCCGCGCGTGCCCCAGATCGGTGTCACGCTGACCCGGATCCCTGCCTGGCGTAGGATTTTCAGGATCAGCTTGAGCCAGCTCATCGCGAATTCCGCTTCTTCGCCGCCCGGCGGCCGCAGCGCCGGCAGCTCAGCCGGTAGAAATGGTCATGCCGCATGTACTGCGCCTCCCAGCGGTGGCCCAGCAGCCGGCATAACAGGTTGATCGTGGATTTCTTGGTCATCTCAGCTCCTGATTACAGCGATGAGCGCGAGGAACGCGAACATTGTGCCGAACACGACCGATCCCTGCCAGGTCAGACCGACCGCCGGGCATAGGATCAGCACCAGGAAAACCCACCAGCCGATCAGCGCCGGGATCGCGATGAGGATGGTGAGGATCCGCTCGATGGATTTTTGCCGCTTAGTCATCACACTTCACGAACTCCACTAGCCACCAGCCCGGCCGCTCTGGGTCGCGGTACTCCACCTGCGCGTACCCATCGAGGCAGCGCCCCTGCAGCATGAGCTGATCCGCGTCGATCTCGCCGGTCTGGTACCAGACCGGCCGGCCCCACAGGTCCAGCCAGTACATGTAGGTCGTGATCTGCTCGTCGCTGATCAGCACATCCGGCGCCGGAAGGCCAGGTGTCGCCGAGGGCACCGGGGTTGGTGCCTCCGTTTCCTCCCCTCTCCCAATAACGGGAGAGGGGGCGGGGGTGAGGGCTTGGACCGCCACCAATCCATGCGGCAGCTCCCACGCCTGGACCGCCGCGGGATTCCACCCGGCCAGGATGGCCAGGATAGTCAGTAGAAATAGTTGATTTTTCATATTTTCCTCCTCTGTTTCCGTGGAAACGCTCGATGAAAATTGTGAATTCTGCGGATAGTGTGCACGCCCACGCTAGCGTCGATAATCAGGACCCGCTCGATACCCAGTTTTCGTGTCAGAGTTTTTGCATATCGTTCCTTCGCTTGCTCCGAAACGGCGAAGTAGTTCGGCAGCTGAATCACCAGTATTTCCCCGGGCTTGACCGCTAACATCCGCGCCTTCCATATCCGCAGGTTGTCGAGCTGTCCGATCATTTTGCAGACCTCGGTGATGAAGACGTCCTCTGCACTCATGCCATCTCCGGATACTGATCCCACGTCCGCCCGTCCAGGATGCGGCCAGATCGCTTTTTGCCGATCCGGACGGTATCGGTTTTTTGGTCATAGGGATATCCGCCGTGGAAATCCCTCGAACCATGAAAAGGAGAAGGATACCATTCTCCCCATTGCTTGAAAAAAAACGGCACCCCGGCCTTAAGACACTGATCCAGAATGGAATCTACCCAATCATATGCCATCGGCCGCGCGCCCGGCCCGCTCTCACCGCCGACGATCACCCAGTGGATCCCATTCCACTTATGCATCCAATATTTCCAGTCATCTGGCTCATCTCGGTTTGGCATCCAGCATGATAAATCGGGCCACTGGTGCAGAGGTGCGGGTTTTAGATCAACCGGACCCAGCAGCGGCTCGCAGCTCACGAACCGCACCGCCGCCGGCGTCTCCAGCAGCAGCGGGATGCGCTCATCTGCCGCCGCCTGGTTTTCGACCGAGACGCCGAACCAGACATTGGGCAAAGGCCAGGCCAAATCAGCCTGCTGGTAGATTCCCGCGACTATCTCATGCACTAGGCCTCCAGGCCGCAACAAACGGGCTGCGCGCTCAGCTCGTTTGGTCAGCACGATAAATGTGTGCTGGGTGCATTCCATCATCCGGGCGTACACCGCGGCGATAAATTCGACCGGAATAATGTGGTGGAATAAATCGCTCATTGAATCTACAAAGATCCTGGCCGGCTTCTTCCAATGCAGCGGCTGATCCAGCCGCTCCGGCAGGCAGCGGACCTCTCCGGTCCAGCGGCCGTCCTCGGTCACCAACCCCTGGTACTCCGGCCGGCCCATCGCCGCCAGGCGTTTGGCAAATCGTTCTGCATAGCACCTAGCACACCCAGGGGAAACCTTACTGCAACCGACAGTTGGATTCCAGACATGATCCGTCCATTCTATTGACGATCTAGTCATTGTTTTCCGTCCTCATGTTGTGGCCACTAACAAATCTTCTTGGCCGATTTGATCGGTCGAACTTTTTAAATATGCGGCCGCATCCACACGCACAAGTAACATCTGGATTGAGTTCGCCAGGTTTACGCTTATTGCTCTCCTTTGTGCGGTGCACGAATCTATGCCCTACGATACCCAAGACGATTTTCAGATTATCCGGATTGTTGTTTTGGGTGTTGCCGTCCTGGTGATGAACGATCTCATCGGGCTTGAGTGCGCGACCGAGTTTCTGGGCAGCGATAACACGATGCTCATAGGCATATCCGCGAATATCAGCCAATGGGTGTTCTTTCCCTACACGGATTAAAACATAACCATGTTTGGTTATGGTTCTGCCGCCTTTCCACATGCCGTTTTTGACTCCGGTTTGATGTTTACTCATTTCTCAATCTGCCTCCACTTGTCTCCTCGCGCAGCCGCCCTGCACAGGCACCACGCCAGGGCCAGCATCCAGACCGCCCATGCTATTCCACAAAACAGGGCCATTATCACGCCTCCTCCACCGTTTCCGCGGAAACGCTCTCCAGCGCCGATTCGATCTCCGCCAGCCCGGCTTTTTTCAGCAGCTCGTTATAAATGCGCAGCGCATCCTGTGGATCTGGCTCTCGGTAGGTCCAGTCGTACATGTCTGTGGCGACCCGCTCCGCGATTGCCAGCCACAGCTCCATCACCGGCTCGCCGGCCAGCTTTTCCGCCCGCGAGTAGCCGACCAGTTTTCGGGTTACCTCCAGCCAGATCACCGGGTTGCGCTCCTCCAGCGCCTGGTAGATCCGCTGCGTTGCGACCTGGCGAATGCCCTTGCACTCCTCCAGGTTCTGCCGCCGCTCTTTGCGCATTTTTCGGTCGATCTCGCGCAGCTCCTCTGCCGTCATCGGCTTGTGGGTGATCCGCGTGACAGTCGGCGCCGGCATTTCCCCTCCCCTCGTAGGGGAGGGGTCAGGGGAGAGGTTTGATTCTCCTCCAAACACCTCCACCAGGGACTTTCCCTGCGGATCGACCGGCTGCTCGACGACGTCCACGCCCTTGTTCGACACCCGCTCGCAGACGCACTGCCCCGAGCGTTTGATACAGATGATCTCCGCGTGCGGGTAGTCGTCAATATGGTTTTCCTCTTGGATCGAGTAGATCAGCCTCAAATTCTCGCAGCCGGTCGCCTGGACCCGGCGGGCCTTATCTGCCGTCCAGAAAACGGTCGCTTCATGACGATTGATCAGCGGATCGTCATGCACCGGTATCCCGCACACCTGCGACGCTTCCTCCAGAGGGTTCAGGTCCTGCCGTTTCAGGTTTTCCGAGATTGCATAGCGAAACATCTCTTCATCCGTCAGCGGCTGGACCACCAGCGGCATCATCGACCACTTCGACGGGACCGCCGCGATGATCTTCGCCGGCGCCGGCTCCAGCGATAGCAGGTACTGGTACGCCGCCAGCCGGCGGTGGCCAAAGGCCAGCTCGTAGGTGTCGTCCTCCCCGCGCCGGGCAATCGGTGGCTGCAGCAGCCCGATCTCCGCGATTGACTGCGCAAGTTTTTTGATCTCCTCCTGGTCAACCGTATCGCGCGGCTGCCAGGGGTTGGGTTTGATCTTTTCGAGCGGTATGTAGCTCTCGTAGCTCATTTTTCCTCCTCAGAACCCGCGATTTTCCCAAAAAATACGGTCAGGGGGCACTCCCTGCAGATGGTATTTTTGCCCTCGTCCTCATATAACCCGCATCCCCGGCAGGTCCGCCTGGCCGCGGTATTGAGCCACGACCAGGACTGCGGCAGGCCCGGGTTGTAATCCAGCGCCGGGCATTCCGAATCCGCCGCGACCGCCTGCCTCTCTCTCGGCCTGCGCCCGGTGCGGATTTTGCCCTTGCTGATCCGGGTGCACATCGTGCGAATCCCCTGCCCGCTCAGCCCGCGCGCCGCTGCGGTGCGCGCCACCTGGACCGCCTGCTCTGCCGGCAGCTCGCGCAGCGCCCGCACCGCCCGGTCGTCCAGCGGCAGCCGCTGATTGTTGATCAGCTCTTGCACCTCCCCGGGCAGCTCGAGCAGGCGCAGACGCATGTAGACGTGCTGGACCGAGCGGCCGACCTGCCGGCTGATCTCCTCCACGCTCAGCCCGCCGGCGCGCAGTTGTTTGTACCCGGTCGCCTCGTCGATCGGTGCCATGTCCGCCCGGCGCAGGTTGCCGATCATCGCCAGCAGCAACCGCGAATGATCCGACCCGTTCGGCGGGCGCACGTTGCCTGCGATCGTTTTCCACCCGGCGATCTGCGCCGCCCGCCAGCGCCGCTCGCCGTCGACCAGGATGTAGTAGCCGTCCTCGTGCGGCCCCTCGACCGCGATCGGGTTCAGCAGCCCGATCTCCGCCAGGGACTGCGCCAGCCCCTCCAGCTCGGACTGGTCGATCTGTGACCGCGGCTGGTCCGGGTTAGGCAGAATCTTATCAATCTGGATTTCCATCGTTTACCTCACGAAATGTTCGACCCGCGCGCCGGCGATCAACCGGCATTCACCACATGGCGCGATCGTTGGCACGCCATTTTTGGATAGGACGCCGTTTTTATGGAAAAAATAGTCCTGCATCGCGCTGTAGATTTCTTCCGGCTCGGCGTGTTTTTCTAGCAACCCCGTCCATCGGTCGTGCAGCTCACGACCCCGGCTGCACAGCAGGATCATGTACGTCCTCGTCCCGCAGCGAATTTTGTGATCTTTTTGATTGCCGTTCCCATTCATCGACCCACTCCCTGCAGTCCTGACACGTCTGAAAATGTTCTCGGATTTTTTCCAGCGCCGCCTGAAACGGCGGGTAATCGTCCTCGTAGATTCCGGCCTCGCGCGCCGCCTGGCACTGCTCGGTCAGCGCGTCGCTCAGCCGCCAGCTCTCCATGCAGCGTTTAGCCTGTTTAGCCATGCCGCACCTCGATCCGGATTGCGCAGCCGGTCAGCTCCTCCAGCCGGCGCTTGACGTGCTGTTCGAGCCAGGCCGCGCCGAGCACGTTTCCCGTTCCGATCACCAGCACCCCGCCGTCCATCCCGGCAGGCCAGGCGCTGCGCACCCAGGTCTCGAAATCTGCCCGGCTGACCTCGCCGGCCAGCGTATCCACCGCCGCCCGCCAGGCCGCCAGTGTTTCCGTGGAAACGGGCGGCAGCTCTGGCGCTGGCGCTTCCGGCGCCGGATCGGGCGGGGAAATCTCCTCCGGACCGCTCCAGTCCGCCGGCACGCGCCAGCCGTGCTCGATCCGGTAGATCGCCAGCCCCGGGCTCTGCGCCGTACGACAGTGATAGTCGATCAGCCGCGGGGTGACGTGCTCGAGCCGCGCCAGCCGCGTCCGCGCCGGTTCGCGGATGCCGTGCTCGTCCAGCGCCTGCAGGTTAGCTCGGATTTTTTCCGACCTGGCCGGCGCTCTAGAATCTGGTAGTAGTGGATCTCCAGAATCAAGAATCTGGTTAAATCCACTACTAGCTAGAGGATTTAGGTCGGAATTATTCCGACCTAAATTTTTATCCTGCAGCTCCCGTGGAGTGGATGCCTGCTCCTCCTCCACGGAGGGATCGACGTCCACCGGATCCTCGCCCGGTTCGGTCTCGGGCTGCGGGTCTGGCGGCTCCGGCAGGGCATTCATCAGCGGCAGTTGCTGTACCCCCGCGGCGAGCTGCCAGGTGTAGCGACCGGTCTGCACTGCCATGCCATAATCCTGGAGTAACATGACCGCGTCGTGGATCACTTTGTCCGTGTAGCCGGTATGCCGGCGGATGTATCCGAGGGTCAGCGGCCGCCGCTCGATCATCATCAGCAGCAGGACTGTAACCGGCGCCCCTCTGAGCGCGCGGACCAGGGACGCGGTCAGCATCATTCTGCCGCCTCGATTCGTCGGCGCCGCTCGATCTCATCCCGCAGCCGCTCGATCTGCTGCGCGCATTTGCCGGATGCCTTCTCGAGGCCCTTTGCCGCGTTGGCGACCACCTGCATATAGTTGGCCAATAACCACAGGGCCAGTTTTCGATCGTCTTCATTCATCGACCACATTGCCGACCTCCGCCAACACGTCGATTTTCCCCTTCACCGGGACCGCCGCGACCTTCCCGGCGCTCACCCCGGGCAGCCC